TCTCGTCTTGCGCCGTGAGGCCGTATCGCGCGGCGAAAAACGCCCACGTGTCAACAGCTGGATCCGAGACGTCAATGCCTTGCGCCGCGACCATGCGCACTGTGGCAGGGTCGTGGTACTGGCGGTATTTCTCAGGTAGCAGTTGCATCGCATGGCGCAAATAGCAGCGCAAAAACGGTACAAAACAGTACGGCATGAACGAGTTGATTGTCGACGCGAGATCGCGGTGTCGCGTGACAGGTCCCGGCCGGGTCACGGTCCAGCCGAGGGTTGCCATCAGGCGCCCCGGTTTGGGCGCCCAGTAGCATTTGCCGCATACAGGCACAAACACCCCGCTCAAGAAAGTAGCGTTGTGTGTCTCGTCGTGCAACTTGAGCTTTAACTCATAGCCCAGCTGCTGCTTGATGATGGCGGACGCCAACTTTTCGGTGTCGCGCAACCCGCACCCCTCTCGGCGCAACTGCTCGATGGCGCGTCCCGTCGAATGTTCGACGAGAAACTCCTGCACAGAATTCCCGATTGAAGTGCACCAGTCGCCCGAGCGTGTGCGTCCTGAGTAAGACGCACTCAGCCCAAGAGTGCTTGTGGTGTAAGTTGTACGCTGCGAAAGGCGCGCCGCCTCGAAAAAGAACCGCGGATGCGACGTAGCGAACATGCGGAACACGCGCCATTTCCAATCGAGAAACAGCTCGTGCATGTGTGCGTCGTGGCGGCTGCCATCAGCCTCAACGATCAGTGGACGCCCGGTCACGGGGTCCTGGATCACGAAGAGAGCATCGTCGCCGCACGCTGCATAGCAAGGCCAGTCGAGGTCCCCAGCCACCGCCGCGTCGAACCAGTTGCCGAGCTCCCCAGCTGAGGTGCTCGTGGCAATGAAGAAACGAGAGAGGTGACTGAACGTCTGCTTAATGTGCTTCGCCAACTGGTAGAAGTACGGAGCATAAAGGACGTTGTAGAAGTCGGAGGCCGCCGTGATGACGCGCGGGTCGGAATTTGTGGCTTCGTCGATATCGACGAATTTCTTTTCAAGTTTGACGAAAGATGTGCGACGATAGATTTCGTCGTCATCGACGTGGCGAGATGTCAGCACGCGCCGCGCTTCTATGTGTTGGCGTTGCCGTCCGCTTGGAAACCGGCAATTCCACTCAATGAATGCTGCGTCGTAGTTGAAACCATCAAGCTGCGTCAGATGTTCTGGAAACACGCTGGTGCGCCAGTCTTCAGCGAGCTCGTCGGCCAGACGCCCAAAGGCAGTCGGGTCGGCGGCAGGCATTGCTGCGCATTGGCGGTTGCGGAGCGCAATGAACAAATTGTGCTGGCACGGAATGAACGTCGTCGGAAATCGGTCGCCGAAAACTATGCCCGTCGCCCACATGCGATCGCGCTGCAAGTCGGGCTCGGCGTCCAAGAAGCGGAGCTTCACGGACGCGCCCTGTTGCAGCTCGCGCAGCGGCGAGGTAGACACGTAACCAGGCAGAGCGAACCCGTACGCGCCTGAAAAAACAGGCAACGGGCCGTTGAACGCTATGGGTGCGAACATATTCTGTTCAAAGTGCAAGCGCACGTCGTAAGTACCAATGTAAACGACCGGGCCACACAGAGTGCGAGCTGCAATCAGTGCGACGGCGGCCATGGACAGGCGCGGCGCCTGCTCAGGCCAAACGGCGAGAGCAAGGGTCAAGGCAGTCAATGTGACCGCGACCGTGGGCGCGAACACAAAGAACCAAGTACCTATCAACGTCACAAACGCACCTCCGCGCAGAGCCTCCGCCGTCCGAGCTGGCGGGTCAACCTGTGCAACCAGGTGCGCATACAGCGCACCCAGTTTGGACAAGAAGACCCACACGGCCAAGAAGAACGCAAACTCACCGGCGATGCATAAAGCCTCAAAGAAGATGTCAAGCCAGACAATTCCAGAAGAGACTGTGACGTAATTATACGCCTGCGCACTAGCGACGAACGCAAAAAGCATGGCCGCGACAGAAGCACCACGTACGTACGAGTGCCACCAAAGCCATGCAAACGCCAGCGACCACTCGCTGACGTATTTGCCGACCACTTCGACGATCGGCAATGAAAGTGTCACCGTGACTGGTCCAGCCACGAGAGTCTTGTCCGCCCACCCGTACATGCCCGGAGGCCGATAGGTGTACCACGTCTCAACGACGGGGTATGGCGCAATGGCCACAAGCCCAAATAAGAGCCCGATAAACGCAAACCACTTGCCTCGGTGCCACGTACGTGGGCGGATGCCAGCCCGGCGCGCGTTAAGTTCAACCTCGTGTTCGAGTCGATCTTGACCCGCCCACGCGAACCACCCTTTGTGCGCCGGTTGGAATTGCCCAATTGCGTACGAAGACTCCTCGGCGGCCTTGAAGCTGCGGACGACGGTGACAGCGGCGTTGATATCAGACGTTTCGTCGCCACGCACCATGCGTTGAGCGACGCGTTGAAACAGCGCCTCATCAGTCGACTTCAGCGCCACGGTGCGAAGAGCCTCGAGCACGAATTTCGGTGAGAATGCGATTGGCACGCCGTCGACCCAAGCGACGGCGAGCTGTGGCCCGTAGCGATAGACGGGCAAGTGACCCACGCAGTAGATCCCTGGTGGTGACACGGGCGCCAGAGCCGCAACTGCGGCGACGGCGAGCGGTTCGGGCGTGACACGCGCCGTGGTCGTCAAGCGGTAGATACGGTAGCCGAACTCGTCAAAAGACGCAGCGACTTCAGGCAGCACACCCTGCATGGGTACTTGCGCCGTCAGCCAAAACTGATCGTCTTCGATGATGTTGGTGCCACCGATAATGCCGATGTTGAACACGCCGTTAGAGCCGTAGTCCAAGAAGGCGCCGCCCTGAGGACGAGGCGCCCAGATGAACTGTTGATCACACACCTGACCAGTCTGCGCGGCATACGAATGCACGCCCAGAAAGATCTGGCTGACTTTGAACTGCGCCATGAGCTTACGCGCGTCTTGCGGCCGGAGCGGCACATCAAGAGCAGTTATGCTCTTGTAGTACTGATCGGCCGCACGGCGCTCGTGCTCGCACTCGCCGGAGGCGTCGGTTGGGCAGAGTTGACCTGCGTCGATGTCGTTGGCAAACAGCGGCCGGCGGCAGACGTCCGATGCAGGCGCGCCACGGGTGCGCGCCTGGATCTGCAACGACGGCTCCTTGCCAGCAAACTGCTGCACTCGGTACTCGACGCAGGCCCGCACGGCTCGGGCGACAGCATGCGCGCTGTTCGTACCGGCTCGGGCGTTGGTAACCTGCACACCGAACACCCGCTCGAGGCGTAGGCGTTCTTCGTCTGATATGATGGCGTCAAGATGGACGCCGCCCTTCTTTGTCACTTCCATGACACGCTCGCCCGCCGGAGGCGGGTTGACGACGGCCACAGTCGTAACGGCGGCCGGTTGGACTGGCGCGGCCGGCTCACCCGTGGGTGCCTTGGCCGGCTCGGCCTTAACTTCGTGAGCAAACTTGCATCCCTTGCGCACGCAAGTTCCTGCCTGAAAGTCACGACAGACGCGCGTCTCGCGCGGCTTATCCTCAGCCGGCGTCGAAGCGCCGGTCTTTCCTTTTTCTTCTGTTTTCTTGCTCGAGGCCTGGGCCGACTTTTGCGTTTCAGCTTTCGCTGGCGCGCTACTGGTTGGCTTGGCGTCTTTCTGCTTGGGCTCCTTCGGCTGAGAAGCCGCGGCCTTGGCCGGGGACTTTTCAACCTTCGGTGCAGCCGCCGTGGCGACTGCTGAGTACAGCGGCTTCACGAGCTGCGCGCGATTGAGAGCCAGCTCCCAAGCGTCCTTGGACGTGGGGTCAGGCTTCTTTTCGGGCGTAGCCGCAGCGGTCGCTGAACTGCTAGCGGAAACTTCGGGCTCCGGCTTGTCGTGCGACAAGGGCTTGAGCGACGCAGCATACGCGTCAATGGCATTGAAGACATTGGCGTGGGCTTCGTTCGCGGCATCAAGTGCCGCCGGTCGCTGTGGATCGTCGCGGTTGTACATCTTGATGATGTCATCCGCCACGTCGTAAATGCGACTGGCTTCAAGAAAGATGCGGTACCGTTCCTCGGAGACAGCGCTTGCTTGTCCGTTTGCCACCGCCTTAGCGATGTCGGGCAGCCCGCGCTCTTCGAGGTACCAAGCGTGCTTGGTAGGTCCTGCAGAGGTCGGAGTATTTGAGGTCATAC